TTATTTCCCCAAGAGTTTCACCAAGGATGAGTTAGCCGACTACGCAAGCTATTGTAAAAACGATGTGAAGCTGACATGGGACTTGTTTGGTCTGATGAGCCAAGGCTTTCCAAAGATTGAGCTACGCCTGATTGACTTGACCATCCGTATGTTCACCGAGCCAGTATTGCAGTTAGACAAAGAGATGTTGCAAAAACATTTGCATGTAGAGCAAGCACGGAAGGTCACGTTACTTGCCAGCTTTGACAAAGACACTTTGATGAGCAACCCTCAGTTCGCCGACTTACTCAGAACACTAAATGTTGAGCCACCTATGAAGAAGAGCTCAATCACGGGCAAGCAGACCCACGCATTTTCTAAGACCGACGAGGGATTCAAGGCCCTGTTGGAGCATGAGGATACTCGGGTACAAGCAGTAGTTGCGGCCCGGCTGGGAACGAAGTCCACTATTGAAGAGACCCGCACCGAGCGGTTCATTGGGATTGCTAATCGGGGGCCGATGCCTGTACCCCTACGCTACTACGCCGCACACACTGGACGCTGGGGCGGTGACGACAAGATTAACTTACAGAACTTGCAACGTGCATCTCCGCTGAAGAACTCCATCCTTGCGCCGTTTGGCATGGTGATGATTGACTCGGACTCATCACAGATTGAGGCACGGACGTTGGCATGGTTGGCGGGGCAAGACGACTTGGTAGACGCATTTGAAAGGGGCGAGGATGTATACAAAATCATGGCATCGGCTATATATGGCAAGACTGTTGAAAGTATTACGAAAGACGAACGGTTCGTTGGTAAAACAACAATTCTTGGGGCGGGATACGGCATGGGTGCAGGGAAGTTCCAAGCGCAACTCAAAACCTTTGGCGTATCTATTGAACTGGACGAAGCTAAACGCATTATTGACACGTACCGACGAACTTATCCGTATATCCCTGAACTATGGAAAGCGGCGGCAAATGTGCTCCCCGCAATCATCCGTGAACAAACCACGAAATTTGGTCGCAATGGGCTCCTTAAAGTGGATGGGTCAGAGGGCATCCTACTCCCCAACGGACTACGTTTGAAGTACCCCAACCTACGCCAAAAGATAGACGACGATGGCAAGACCGAACTTGTGTACGACACCAAGAAGGGCAAGGCAGTCATACCCAATCGAATCTACGGCGGCAAAGTGATTGAGAACGTATGCCAAGCACTTGCACGTATTGTGATAGGTGAGCAGATGTTGATGATTGCAAAAAAGTATCGCGTGGTGATGACCGTTCATGACGCCGTAGCTTGCATTGCACCGGAAGCCGAGGCTGAAACAGCTAAGGAGTACGTTGAATTGTGTATGCGCTTACGCCCGTCGTGGGCATCCGAATTACCTTTGAATTGCGAGGCGGGATATGGCAGAAGTTACGGAGAGTGTTAAAGCGATTAGAGCCGCCAAGAATAAAGCTTGGCGAGAAGCTAACAAAGAAGCGCTAAAAGAAAAAAGAAAAGTTTATTTGGAAGCTAATAAGGCAGAGATTAAAGCGCGAATAAAAGCATACCAAGAAGCCAACAAGGAAAAAATAAAAGAGCGAGTCAAGGCTAGATCGGTAGGACGTGAGGATGAATTATTTGCGCGTAGGCAGGCATATTATTTAGAAAACAAAGAAAAGAATCTACCTAAAAGAAAAGCGTATCGGGAAGCTAACAAAGAAATGATACGAGCGCAGAACAGAGCTTGGGAAAATGCCAATAAGGAACATCTGCGTGAATACCACAAAGCGTACAACGAAGCCAATCGAGAGTACGTGCTTGAGCGTGCTAGAAAGTACCACGAAGCTAACAAGGAAAAGAAGAATGCAAAGCGTAGGGCGTATAGGGAAGCCAATAAAGAACGTGAACTAGCGAGAAATAGAGCTTGGCATGAAGCCAATAAAGAACATGAGAAAGCATATAGAGAGGCCAACAAAGAAAGGATAGCCGAATGGAAAAAAGAACATAACCAAACTAACAAAGAGAAAATTAACGCACGAAGAGCAAAGTACCATAAAGCTCACCCTGAAATATACAAAGCAAAAGCCAAAAAGCAAATTGCTAAAGCACCGGATGCATACATCAAAAGACTGTATAAATCTAAAACTATGACGCCCGAGTTAATTGAAGCGGCGCGTATAAGACTTTTTATTAAACGCAAACTATGGGAATTTAAAAATGAAACACATCAGTGAATTAACAACAGAACTATCCGCTCTCTATGAAGCACTTAAGACTGGTGCGATAGATGTAAAGATTGCCACCGAGATGAATAACACTGCGGGTAAAATTATTAACGCCCAACGCGTACAGCTAGAGTATGCAGAGTTACGCAAAGAGCAACCCGATATTGATTTTATGAAGACCAAAATAAAGAAGGCAAACGTAGCATGAGTATTGTGTGGTCGTTCAGTAGCTTGAAAACATTTGAGCAATGTCCTAAGAAGTACTATCACACCAAGATAGTCAAGGACATTGTTGAGCCTGATACAACGGCAACGCTGTACGGCAAGACTGCTCATACTGTGGCAGAGGAATACATTCGGGACGATAAGCCAATCCCGCCAGCGTTCGACTACATGCAAGACACATTAGATGTATTGAAGAACATTGAGGGGGAAAAATTATGCGAAGTGAAGTTGGGCTTGACCAAGGACTTGGAGGCTTGCGAATTCAGTGCTCCGAATGTTTGGTGGCATGGCATAGCCGACTTGGTAGTTATCAATCAGAAGAAGGGGCTTGCCTACTCAGCAGACTACAAGACGAGCAAGAATGCAAGATATGCGGACGTAAAGCAACTCGATCTTGTGGCTTGTGGGCTTTTCGCCAAATTTCCGGAGATCAAGCGGGTGAAGTCCGCTTTAATCTTTACAGTCTCTAAGGAGTTTGTACAGGCCGAGCATCACAGAGAAATGATGCCAAAGTATTTAGAGAAACCAACAAAAGATGTGGCACGAATCGAAGCCGCACTGGAGAACGGGGTGTGGAACCCCATACAAGGCCCACTGTGCAAGTTCTGCGCAGTCAAGCAATGTGAATACAACAGGAGCTAACAGTGCGAGACCCTAACCCCTTAGAAATAAAAAATCCTGAGTTTAAATGTCATGCTCCACATGAATACGGTTTGGAAGCCGAGGTACAAATTAGTGACCCAAGTTCGGGAGATAAGTTTACGCGTTACAGCACGCTTACCTTTCGCACAGACAACACGGGCGGATACCCAATGAAGATTGCTCTGCGCTTAGACAATAACAAAGAATGGTATCGGCAAGATAACATAAACGAAATCAGCATCCAAATTGCGGGTGACTACGAAGCAGATGTTTTAAAGCATTTTTTCCAACACGTAGGACTGCTGATGTTCCCCGTGTATGGCAACACGGTAAAAAGAGTTGACGATATCATTGCAGGAAGAAACCCAAATGATTGAAAGGAAACCCAAATGCCTTACGTAACTAAACCTAGACCCTACAAAAAAGAATATGAACAGCAAAAAGCAAGAGGTGAATCTGATACACGCCTTGAACGCCAACGAGCAAGAAGTGAGATGGACAAGAAGGGCGTTGACCGTACTGGAAAAGACATCGACCATGTGGTTCCCTTGTCCAAAGGGGGGAGCAATGCTTCAGGAAATCTTAAGCTCAAGACCCCAAGTGCCAATCGTTCATTCAGCCGCAATTCAGATCACACTGTCAAAACTAACAAGCCAAAGAAAAAATGAACTTATCAGAGTATGAGTGGCCCCGTCCCCACGGGTTCACACCGTTCGAGCATCAGAAGACTACAACCGATTTCCTAACGACCAACAACAAGGCGTTTTGCTTTAACGAGCAGGGGACAGGCAAGACAGCATCAGTGATTTGGGCAGTTGATTATTTGATGCAACGAGGATTAGTGAAGCGAGTGTTAGTGATTTGTCCCTTGTCAATCATGAAGTCGGCATGGCAACAGGACTTATTTAAGTTCGCAATCCATCGCACAGTATCGGTTGCACATGGGGCGGCTAAGAAGCGCAAAGAGATCATCAATGCGGGAGCAGAGTTTGTCGTCATCAATTTTGATGGGGTTGGAGTTGTTAAGAAAGAACTGCTTAAG